AAAAGAAGGAGATTTGATATTCTTTCCTTTGGGAAAGAGAATGTTTGAAATCAAGTTTGTAGAACATGAGAAACCATTCTACCAATTAAGGAAGAATTACGTTTATCAGTTACAATGTGAACTCTTTGAATACGAAGATGAAGTTATTGATACAAATGTCAATGCGATTGATGAGGTTGTTCAAACTGAAGGTTATATTGCAAGATTAATTTTATCGGGTGTTGGTAGTACTGCGACTGCAAATACAACTCTTAACTTTGGTGCTGTTCAACAGATATTCTTACAGAATGATGGTTATGGATACCTCACCGCACCGACTGTTTCAATCAGTACATCACCTGGCGTAGATGCGACTGCGGTTGCAATCATGACATCTCGATCTGGTATCGGAACTGCTAAATCTATCGATAAAATTCTTTTAATCAATCCTGGCGGTGGATACATCGGAATACCCACTGTAACCGTGCCAGGCACTGGTATAGCGACTGCTGGCGTGACAACTCTAGGTTCTGTAGGTATTGTTACAATTACCTCTGGTGGTTCTGGTTATACTACTACACCAAATGTTGCGATTACTACTGCGCCATCAGGAGGAACAGATGCAACTGCTGAGGCCGTCATGGTTGGTGGAACGATTAGTGCAATCAGAATTAGTAACGCTGGTAGTGGATATACAACCGCACCAGTAATTACAGTTGGTGCTGCAACATCAATAGGAGATGGTGATTACATCTTTAATGAGACAGTTCAAGTCTCATCAGATTCCTCAGAGACTGCAAGAGTAAAAGTATGGGATGCAAACTCTAGAACTCTAGATGTAAGTATGTTGACCAAGATGCAATTCCAAGTTGGTGAAAAGATTAAAGGTCTTGAATCAGGTGCTGAATATGTGATACTATCAGTTGATTATGATACACCAAACGATTATCCAAATTCACAATATAAGGCGGATCAATATAACGATAATGCAGACTTTGAGACTGAGGCTGATGCAATTCTAGACTTCTCTGAGGGCAATCCGTTCGGAACATTCTAAATAGTTAGAAAGCTTTGATATGTTAGGTACTTATTTCTATCATGAAATATTAAGAAAGACGGTTATCGGTTTCGGTACTCTCTTTAATAATATTAACATTCGACACAAAGATGCGAGTGGGACAACTTTTAGTGCTTTAAAGGTGCCATTGGCTTATGGGCCAATGCAGAAATTTTTGGCAAGAATTCAACAACAACCAGAATTAGACAGAGAAACAGCAATAACTCTTCCTAGATTATCTTTCGAGATGCAAGGATTACAATATGATCCAACTCGTAAGACTGGAATCGCACAAACGTTCCTTACAAAAAATGGAACTAATGCGAAGAAAGTTTATATGCCCGTTCCATACAATATTGGATTTGAACTTAGTATTATGTCTAAGTTAAGTGATGATGCGTTACAGATATTAGAACAGATTCTTCCTTATTTTCAACCATCATTTAACATCACTGTAAATTTAATTAGTTCAATCGGGCCAGTTGCAGATAATCCAGAAGGACTTATTAAGAAGGTCGATGTTGATTACTACACTAGCACTAATGTTAAAACTGCAAAACGTAATATTAGATATAGTGCAACACCAACTGCGAAACAAAATTATGATGATGATACAGCAACAGTTATTGATGGTGCAATATCTGAGAAGGTAACAACCTTTAAGGTTAGTGCAACCACTGATCTTGCTGCAAATCAAAGGATCATCATTGATACTGAGATTATGTTTATCAGAAGTATCAGTGGTCAGAATGTGACTGTATATCGTGCATATGATAATACAATCGCTGCGAAACATGAACACAATGCAGCTATCGGTGTCCTCAGTGCAGTTGATAATGCATCAATTGAGTTTGGTGATGACTTTGGATTTGATGAAATGACATCATTCTTTGCTGATGGTAAAACATCTAGTCCTTCTCAAGGTATAGACATTTAGGAGAGTTATGAAAAATTTTGATTCTATCGAGGAAGCACTTAACGTTGATACAGAGGTAGTTGAAACTGATAAGATTGAACCTCGAAAGAATCAACTTAAAAAGAGTGATCAAGATGATTCTGAAAAGGATTATGAATACAGTCGTGCAAATTTATATTCGTTAGTTGAAAAGGGACAAGAAGCGGTAAATGGTATATTAGAATTAGCTCAAGAATCAGATTCTGCAAGAGCATATGAAGTTGCTGCGACTACAATTAAAGCAGTTGCAGATACAACAGATAAATTAATTGACTTACAACAGAAGATGAAGGATTTAGAAAAAGATCCAAACAAAGGCCCTACTAATGTTACAAACGCATTATTTGTAGGATCAACAGCAGAGTTATCAAAATTAATTAAGAATCAAAATAAAGATGATAAATGAAATCTCCAGAACTGACAGAATTTTTTAGTCTTCTTGGAAAGGCAAAAAAAGAAAAGAAAGAGGAGTTTGATAATCTTCTCAAGGAAGCCGACATCAATCTTGATGTCATGACTTCGACTGTGGTTACTGGACTTAAGGAGGCGAAGGTAAATCAAAAGAAACAAAAGAAGAAAGAAGAAAAGTTAATAGAACAATTAGATTCAATAATTGATACAATTGAAAAACCAAAGGAAGTTAAGGACTTTACAGAACCACCTGTTACTGTTGGAGTGCCTGAAGATTTTGACGTATCAAAATTAGAGGAAGAAGATCCTTTAGAGGTTCAAGATTGGAATAACGGAGAAGATATTAAATTTACTGAGGTTGATGCAGTAAATATTATCGAACCAGAACCAATTAAGACACCAGAAATAAGTGATACTGTTGCACAGGCAATCAAATTTATTGAAGAGACAAATATTAAAGAAGAAGTTGAAAACGCAGATGAAACTAGTGTAGAGGATCTTAAAGCAGAGATTAAACAAGTAAGAGATATATTATATAAAGTTCTTGCACATGGGCCAGGATCTGGTGAAGTTAATCTTTTAAAGCTTGATGATGTTGATGAAGATAGTGCAAAGGTAGACGGCAAGGTTCTTCAATATCAAGCGTCAACTGGTAAATTTATAGGTGGTTCTGCTTCAGGGATTGGAACACAAGATAGTTTAAACACATCAGGTATCATTACTGCTTCATCATTTGTTGGAGACTTGACGGGAGATGTTACGGGAACTGCCTCAAATGCAACCTTATCTGTAAATGCTCAAGGTTTAACTGGAACACCCAACATCACAGTTGGTTCAGTTAATGCATCATCTGGAACATTTAGTGGTAATGTTGATATCAGTGGTGTTTTAACTTATGAAGATGTAACTAATGTAGATTCAATTGGTCTCATCACCGCAAGAAATGGAGTTGTAGTCGGTAGTGGCATCACACTGAGTAAAGATGGTGATGTATTTGCAACAGGTGTTTCAACCTCAACTAAAGTTCATGTCGGTGTTGATACAGGAGTTTATGATGAAGATTTAGTTGTGACTGGAGATGCCAGAGTTACTGGTATTCTGACAATTGGTACAGGTTCAATTATCCTTGACCCAACTGCAAAACAACTTCGAGGTCTTGAAGAAATTGTAATTGGTATTGCAAATACAATCACAATTAAACAAGATACAAAAGGTGAGATTGAATTTACAGATGCTAAAGGTACTCCAAAGTCTGTAGGAATTGGAAGCACAGTATCTATCAACACATCTGGAATCGTAACTGCAACCAGTTTTGTGGGTAATTTGACTGGTAATTTGACTGGTGATGTTACAGGTGACTTAACAGGTGATGTTACAGGTGACTTAACAGGTAATGTTTATTTGTCACAGGGTTTTGTTAAAAGTAGTTCAACTACTGTTACCTCAACATCCCAAACTGCAATTGATACTTTTCCAGCAGCGACATATCGTTCTGCAAAATATCAAGTTCAAATTACTAGAGGTAGTGAATATCATATTACTGAAGTATATCTTGTCCATGATGGAACTTCATCATATGGCACTGAATATGCAACAATCAAAACAGGTTCTCAACTTGCAACTTTTGATTCTGATATAAATTCTGGAAATGTAAGATTACTTGCAACTCCATCATCAAGTAGTTCTACTGTTTTTAAAGTAGTTGCTACCTTAACAAAAGTATAAATACATCTAGCGGAATATCTAATATGAAGAAATTTATCGGTGAACAAATCAGTAGATTTTTTAATACTGGACAATGGGCATTAAAGTTAGTCTTTCTTGTTGTTCTAACTGAACTTGCTATCATAGGTGGAGTTACACTTGGATGCATGACAGGAACTGAGTGTGATGAAAATGATAGTAATAATATCAAACATCTACTATCATTAGCAATGACTAAATCATTTGCACTGTATGCTGCTGAGAAAGCATCATCAAAAGAAAAGTATCTTATCGAAGGCGTATCTAAAAAATAATGGCTAAGAAATGTCCTCCAGGCAAATACTATTGCTTCGATGATAAGAAGTGTAAAAAGATACCTCGTGGGTATCATATAGGAGCTCGTGGTTATCTTGCACGAGACGATGATAACGAAACAAAGAAAAATGGTAACGGAAATTCTAACGGAAATGGGAACGGCGGGAATGGCGCTGGAAATGGTAATGGTGGCTCTGGGGGTGGTGCTAATGGTAATGGCGGTGGAATGGGTGAAGAAGTAGTCTATGAAGTATTAGATAAAAAAGATGTTCCACATGTTAGAAAATTAGTTAAAAAACTAAGGGCTGGTTCTAAAACACATGCAAAACAGGCAGATGATTTAGAAGTAGCAATGAAAGAAGAATCAAATCCTCGTATTCCTCGTAAGAAAGGACAACCAGCAAAATCTAAAAAACATTCTGATTTATATACTGATGAAGATCCTAAAGGAACTATTCACGGACTCGGTTTTAAGGACGTGGCTACTGCTAAAAAATCTGTATCAAAGATTAGGAATTCTTCTAGATCGCATGCTCATAAAATTCAAGCGGCTGTTGCTATGGAACAAAGGGCGAGAGAGATGGGTAAAACCTCTGAAGCGGCGGTTTACAGAAAGTACATCAATGCAATGAAAAAGAAAACTAAATCAATGAATGAGGCAACAATGACTCCTGCTCAGAAGAGAAAGGATACTATGTTGAAGAAGAAGTATGATAAGTCTGATATGAAAAAGAGTATGCAGAAACAATATGGTAAAGAAGAAGGAAAGAAGGTTTACTTTGCAACTATTCGCAAACAAGCAATGAAAGAGGGTAGATTAGCTTCTTTAGAAAAAGCATCTGTTCTTGCTATGAGTGATGATCCTAAAGATCAAGACAAAGCAAGAGAGATAAAGACTCGTTTTGACTATCAAAGTTTAAGAAAACAGATTGTCCC